GATGGTGAAGATCTTGGCAAATTCTATCGTTTAGCGATGGAACAGGCTAAGATTGACAATTATCTCAAAGGTGACTATTCAACTAAGTCTTTGCAGACATTGAAGAATTATAAGACTGCACTAGCCCTTGAGCAGGATGCATCTTCTAGTGGTGCTCAGATTATTGCGCTTACTACTAAGAATAAGCAACTCGCTGAACTTAGTAATGTTGTTCCTACGACATATAAGAAACGTCTCTATGATGAGATTGCTTCACTCACGTATAATGATTCTCGTTTTCGTAAGATAAATGAGAAGCTAGGTCTTTCTGAAAAGGATCTCCGTAAAGCTGCCAAAGCGCAGAATATGGTTACATTTTATGGTGCTGGTGAACGTACAGGTATTCTTAATGTTGAAGGAAAGCTTAGTAAGATTCTTAATAAAGAAGCAGATACACTAGTTGTAACTACAGCTAACCGCGATCTAGTTCTTAATGAAATTTCAGCTCGTATCGCTAAATACGAAAGATTTGCTCCTGACGTTGCAGATGAATTAAGACAGTTAAGAAATAATGTAAAAGATATCTTCAACAAAGGACTTGATCCAGGTGATGATATTCTTGAACAACTGTATTTCTTACAGCCACAGACTCGTGAGCTAGTTGAAAAGATGTCTACATCATATGACAAGATTGTTACACCAGATGATTTCAAGAATATTGCGAGTATAATGAGTGAACATCTTTCAGACCAAGCACCTGTGTTTAAAGACTTTACTAGATTCCTTGGCAGATTAGCACAAGACTATTTAGCGAATGCAAAACCATCTCAAAGTGATTTTGACTGGCAGACAGTATCTAAGATTGCTATTCGTGGTACTAAAGAAAAAGGTTATATGTTACCCAATTGGGTTAGTAGAACATTTGGTTTGAAGGCTGGAGAGCCTGTATCTGAGAAAATACTTAAGCGATTTGGTTTTTGGATACCTGATGGTAATCTGTCCAATATACTATATGGTGTACCATCTCCGGAAACAAGGCGTACTGGTGGTAAGTTCTTTAAATTAGAAATCGTTACACCAGCACCACCTACTTTAGAAAATCTGCTTAAAGGGAAACTTTTAGAAGAGCAAAAGATTTCTGAAGTAGAGTTATTTTATGCTAATAAATTACCTAAGAGCTGGACTAATGTTCCCTGGGTAAATTTTGATAATAAAATTATTGAACAGAATTTCACTCAGAACTTTCAGGAACGCTTATTGTATAAGACACCTGAAGGAGAGTGGATGACTAACATTCTTCAGATCCCACAAAAGACGTCAGCGTCTTGGTGGGAAGAACTCGCAAATAAATCTGGTAAGATTAATGACATTGCTGATGGCACTAAAGCAAGAACTGCTTTTGCTGTTAATGGCAATCATTCTAATGATGCTGTTATTGTAAAGAAATTCCATTTATGGGGTAAAGCTAATAACATTTCTACATCGACTGTCCATGACGCTTTCTTTACAAATGCTGCAGATATGATTAAAAGTAAAGATGCACTTAGACAGATTTATGCTAAGATGTTGGATAACAATGTTATTAAACTTACACTAGATGAAATGCGTGCCAGAGGTCTTCCCAAAGAGCTTTATGACAAATATATGCAAGAAGCTATTGAGCTAGGCCTTATACCAATTGCAGGTGTTTCAAAAATCGGTGGTAAGACATTAAAAGAATCAGATATTTTAAAGTTTGAAGATATTCTGAAGTCAATACCACATGACTTTAAACACGACTATGATTGGTATGGTATTGGTTAAGACATCCTGTTAACTAAACCCGGACAATCCGTCCGAGAAATAGGGTTGTACCCACTAAAATGAGTTGTACTCAAAGGAATTGAAATGGCTGATCAGAATACAGACCCCGGTAATACTGTAGTGGATCCTAAGACGACTACTACTGATCCTAAGACGACGAATGTCACTGACCCTAATGTCCCTGATATTGACGCTATTGTTGACACTAAAGTAAATGAAAAGCTAAAGCCAATTAAGCAGAACCTTGATAATGCCTATGCTGCACGTGATGCTGAAAAGAAGCGCGCAGACGAAGCTGAAAAGAAGATTCGTGATGCTGAAGTAGCACGACTCCAAGAAGAAGGAAAGCACCGTGAAGCTGCCGAACTTCAAATCAAGGAAGAAAGAGAAAAGCGCGAAGCTGCTGAAAAGAAAGTCATTGAGTTAACTCGTGACAATACTCTTCGCAGTGCTTTATCTGGATTGGAATTTCGTAGTTCTAATGCTACGGATATGGCTTTCAAAGAAATGGTTGGCAATCTCGTTCAAAATGATAAAGGCGAATGGGTGCACAAGTCAGGCGTAGCTATTGCAGACTACGTTAAGACTTTTGCAGACAACTCAGATAACTCATTCCTGTTTAAGCAAAAAGTTAATACTGGCGGCGGTTCTGGAAATCTTACTCCTTCTAATGTCGAGACGAAAAAGACTGAATCTGTCTTTGCGTTGACTCAAGATGAAGTTCTAAAACGTGCTGCTGAAGGAAAATTACCTAACCAGCAGCGAAAGAAGTAATATGAGGAATTTATGACTGCTGTCACTAATATTACGGGTGCAACCAACTTTGTTCTTCAAGAAGCGATTGGTGCATATACTGATGAAGCTTATACCAATGCTAAGAAGCTGGTTGGTACAGCTCTTGTTGGTAGTAACCCTAATATTGATACCAGTACGGAAACGTACATGGGTCAAGTTCGCTGGTTTAAGCCGATTGGTGCAACAATCAATGTTGCATCTATCAGTGATTCAACCGACGGTTCGACCACTACCTATACTTCTGACTTCCTGAAGTACATCAAGTCTGTCCGTACATTCGGTGCTAAGAAGGTTAATCTGCAACAAGTTGTTACGCAGGTTGACGGTCTGGCTAAGATTGGTCGTGATTTTGGTGAAATCCAAGCTCAAGACGAGCATGACGCTATCCTTGCTGTTCTGAAGGGTGTCGCCATGTCTGAAGCCCTTAATGGTTGCGCTGCTGGTTCGGGTGCTACTGGTCTGGGTGGTCAAACCTTTACAAATGATCCTACCGATAAGAAGTATGGTTTCTATGTCGACCTTGGTTCGGCTAAGAATATTGTTGATGCTACAGCTACTGTCCAAGGTGCTGCTCGTGCTGAAGGCTTCCTGCAAGCTATCGGTATGGCATGGAAGGATTATGAGCCGGAATATGCATATCTGGTTACTTCGCCGCAGACAATGGCTTCGTTACGTTCAGCCAATCTGGTGGACCAAACGACAGTTACTGAAGCTAATGTCACATTTAACACAATCTTCGGTGGTAAGTTCCGCCTGATCCAAACGCGTGCTGCTCAAGGTATTGCGTCTGCTGATCTGACCAAGCTGAACACTGGTGCTGGTGTTGATATCGTCGGTACACAAACTTCCTTTGTTGTGCTTCCTGGTTCGATCGCTATGGAAGCTCTTACTGTTCCTGATCCTGTCGAAATCTATCGTAATGCTGCTGCCTACAAGGGCGGTGGTACGACTGAAATCTGGCACCGTTGGGGTTATGTGCTTGCTCCGGCGGGCTATGACTGGGTTGGTTCTACTGATAAGTTCCCGTCTAATGCTGAATATGGCTATGCTGTTGAAGGTGGTACTCCGAAGGCGCTTAGTACTGTCGCTAGCGGTACATTAGCGTCGACTGTTGGTACGTGGGCTCGTAAGTCTACTTCTGCTCTCTCCCTGGGCATTCTGCCTATTTTCCACTCTTAATCAGGAGTCACTTATGGCGCTGGCAAAAGGGACTAACTCTTATGTAGATGTCACTGAGGCCGACGCCTATCTAGCAAATCGTCTTGCTGCTACTGAATGGGCTGCTGCTATAACGGCTGATAAAGAACGCGCGTTAATTACAGCAACAGGTATATTAGACGATTTATCTTGGGTAGGTTCAGTCATAAGTGACAGTCAATCTTTGGCATTTCCTCGTATTGGTTCATACTTCGATCCAGCCTTGGGCTGTGATGTACTTCTTCCAGATGGTGCTGTTCCTGAACGTGTTCAAAAGGCCACGTTCGAGTTAGCTTTACATTTATATCTTAATCAAGACGTCCTTACAGATTCTGGTTCAGTTCGTAATCTCAATGTCAGCGGTATAGGGCTGAATACGATCATTGGACCAAGCCGTTTGCCATCAACTATCAAGCGAATTATTAGACCTCTGTTAGAGAATCAGGGGAATAATTCTTGGTGGAGGGCAAACTAGATGGACTTCGACCGTCTCATTAAAACTAATGTAAAGCAAGCTTTTAAAATAGTTGGCAATTTAGCTCCTATTGCAGAATTTATCAAGACTGAAAAAGGTGACTTTGATTTTTCCACCGGTGAATTTGATACACCAACAATGACCTCTGCTAATATAAAGGTTATTGTTACAAATTCTAAAAAGACATCTGATAGTGCTACTGTTATATGGACACGAATTAATTTTATTTCTGGCCAACTTGATGTAAAAGCTTATGACACAGTTATCTTAAAAGGAAACACCTGGAAGATAGGACCAACTCTGGATGATAACGGTTATGTGTCTTCTATAGATCTCTACCGGGAGGTAGCGAATGGATAAATTTGCAACACTGCAGCGTAATATATTCTCAATATTTGGCTCCGTTGATTGGGAGGCCGAGAATATTAAAGTTTATCCTAGAAACACAACCGCAAATGATGGACTTGCAGAGTTTGTTAGGCTATCAATATTGCCTAATGGAAATAGCTTGAATGAAAATTCAATCTCGGGATTGATCATCGCAGAAATATTCTCGCCAGCTGGTGATGGCCCTTCGCGGGCCACCACTATTGCTGATAAGCTTGATAAACATTTATCTAAACGATCTGTTACAGATAACGCTAAGACGATAACTCAGATGTTATACAGTTCTTTAGTGGATAACGGGGCAGATAAAGATAATCCTAGTTTAGTCAAGAGCACGTTCTCACTTCCTTTCCTTCATTTCGGAGCTCAATAATATGTCGCATATTTCAGCAATTGGCGCTGGCATGTACTCTGACTTAGCAGTCGCAATGCCCAGTTCTCCGCCTGCCTTTGCTACCTTAGACACGGCTGGCGAGTTTCAAGCATTGTTTGCTACAGAAATCGCTAGCGTTGGTGGCACAAAGGCCGCTAATACTTTTGTTCGTATTGTCAATGTTCGAGATTTCCCTGCGATGGGTACACCTCCGAACGTTGTTAATGTTCCGACATACGGTCA